GAAGTAAGGTAGTTTCTAGTTTCTTAAAATGGATGACTACATCTGGTTACATTCCGCGTTTTAAACAAGAAATGGAACTCGGTGCTAATTACTTGCTTGAGCGCGGTATATTGATGACCTATGTAGGTTGGAATAGAGAAGACCGCAGATATTTACAAAAACTTAACTTGCAGCAAATTTCTCAAATATCCCCAGAAACTGCGGAGATGTTTATGAACGAAGCTCAAGACGACTTAGTTATATCTAGTTTACAACAGGCATTTGAAGGCGTAACAACTAAGAGAGCCAAGAAAGCAATCAAGAGTTTACGTAAAACGGGTTTTGCGGAATTACCTGTTATTCGTAGACAGATAGATGCACCTAATATTAAAACATTAGCACCAGATGGTGATTTCTTATTTCCTAGTTATGTTACGGATCCACAGCGTTCACCTTATTGTTTCTGGCGCACTTACTATACTGCACAGGAATTAGAGAACAAGGTAGTAACAGATGACTGGGACGAAGACTTTGTTCAGTACGTAATTGAGCATTATAAGGGTGTAGCTCTTGACTCTGTAGAAAGAGAACAAGAAGGTAGACGCAGTGTAGCACAAATGGAAGATGTTTATGAAGCAGAAGAGCTGATTGAGATCGTTCATTGCTTCCAGCGCTTAGTTGACAAAGAAGACGGTGCCGAAGGTATTTATGAAACTATATTTCACAGAGAGTACACAGGAGAAGGTGACGTACAAGGTTACGCTAAATTCCAATTACTTAATGGATACGAAGACTACCCAGTAGTTGTTACACGTTTTTCAGAGGATAGTAAAAGACTTTATGATTCTAACTCAGTACCAGATTTACTTCGTGGCATCCAACAGCAAGTCAAGATTGAGAGAGACTCTCGTATTGACAGAGCTAGTATAGCTACACTACCTCCTATAATGCACCCAGTAGGTCAAGCACCTTCTGACTGGGGGCCAGGAAGATTTATACCTTACAGACGTAAGGATGAGATTCATTTTGCGGATACCCCAAACATGGAAGATGTTCAAGCCTCTATAGAAATAGAGACTACTTTACAAGCGCAAGCAGACCGCATAATGGGACTTGATGAGGACAGTCAAATATCTGGTGTAAGAAAGCAGTTCTTTGTAGATAAGTTCTTACAGCATGCATCTGAAGTTTTGCGTATGTCATATAGATGCTTCCAGAGATTTGGGCCAGACCAAATGTTCTTTAGAGTTACTGGTGTTCCAGATCCAATGGAGTTTTCTAAGGGTGACCCAGATGAGAGTTTTGATATTGTAGTAACTTACGATGTACTTAATACAGACCCAGATACTCAAGAAAATAAATTGAAACAAATGGTTCAACTTATGCAGCTTGATAGAAATGGGCGTATTAATGTAGATACTTTATTAGATGTCCTTGCTGGTAGTATTGATCCTATACTTGCTGATGCGGTACTACAACCTACCGAGGTAGCTCAAGAGAAAGCTCTTAAAGATATTACAGATGATTTAACTAAGATTCATGCAGGTATAGAGGTACCAGCTAGACCTAATGCTGGTCAAGTAGCATTGCAAATAATAGAACAATATGTCCAACAACCAGATATTGCACAAAGGTTGCAAACTGATCAAGGTTTTGCTGAAAGGCTTCAGAAATACCAACAGCAATATCAATTTGCTCAAATGCAGCAAGTTAATGCGACTCAGTATGGCCAGTTTGGTACTAGCGCTGCTTCTGTTGGAGACGTGCAGACCCAAGGAATGGAACAGTAGTATGGATTTACTTGGAACCCAGCAATCAGCTCAGTCTTGGGTTGATGTTCACTTAGACAAGTTAAAGGCTAGTGAAGGCGAAAAAGGCACCGACGAATCCATAGAAGCAAAAACAAAAACTAGGGGTTATGGAATTACTTTAATACCAGAACCGTTAAAGGAAATCGCTTCAAGGACAAAGGACGATAGGAAGTTAGCTAAAATGATCATTAATCACAACGTAGGGTTAATGAAGCAGAATGATAAGCTAGATTTTGATAATATGCCAGACTCTATGAAAATAGCAGCATCTGACATAATGTACAACGCTGGTACTTTATTTAATGACTTTAGGGAATCTCTTGAAAATAAAGACTACCCAGGTGCTTTAAGAAACTCCTTGGATATTATTTCTTCAAATGATCCAGACGCTGATGATGAATCAAAGGTAGTAAGAGGTTTGATTAATCGCAGAAGAGATATGTACAACTTTGCTGCTGAAGATTTAGGGTTACCTCAAATAACTGATTATTCAGTATTACCATCTCAGATGGAAGGTTCTTTAACTGACGTTACTTACAATTTTGGAAATGCACAGGATCCTATTAGATTTAATATCAATAAGGGTATGCACACTAAGTCAATTACTGATGAAAGACCACAGGGTTATGATGTAATTGATAATGCAGTAAGTAAACCAATGCTTTCTGAAAAACCATTTGAAATTTTTGGAACAGAATCATTAGCATACCCAGGTGCTAATACTGAAATCCTAGGTGGCTTACCACTAATGCAAGATGATATAAACTTGCTAGGTAGATAATTTATGACATTAGAAGAATCCGTAAATACATTAAAGCACCACGAAAGTTTCGGTGCATTTATTCATAATGTTCACCAAATGCGAGAAGATGCAATAGGTGAATTAAACTCAGCTACATCTGAGCAAGTTCAGCAAATATCTGGAAAGATTTTAGCTTATGACGAAGTTTTGCGTATGTCTAGTTATGAAGAACTCAGAAGACGTTTTTCAAATACTCTAGGTATATAAAACTTGTGTTATAATCCATTAATCGTCACCGCTGACGTAAATAGCGTTATTAGATATGCAAAATGAAGTACAGGCGAACGCTGATGCCGAAAATACAGCGAGATTACAGTCAAACGCGTCACTCTCTGAGTTTGCAAAATTCAGAGCGAATCAACTAATGGGACGGCAGCAAGAGGAAGTTCAAGAAGAGCAGCCTCAAGCAGAAGAAACAGAAGTTGTAGACGAAGCCAATGCAACGGAAGAAGTCATTGAGGAAACTCAAGAAACTTCAGAAGAAACAGAGGCCAACGATGTTCTTTCAAATATTGATTTAGATAACTTATCCGAAGAGGAATTACGTGATCTATCCGACAAGTTGGGTAGCAGAGCGGTATTACGATTCGGTGAGCTGACCGCTAAACGAAAGCAAGCTGAAGCTGAACTTTCGGAACTGCGTAAGAAACTCCAGGATTCTGACAATCCCCTTAAAGGTAATGTAGACCAGTCACGCAACCCTTACAGAAATGTAAGTACCGTGGAAGATCTACAGAAAGTTGCCCAAGATATTGACAGTGTCATTGAATGGGCTGAAGATACAATCTTCAATGCCGAGGGTTATGGAGCCGACGACGTAGTAACTGAAGTAAAAGGCAAGGAGTATACAAAAGCTGAAGTCAGAAAACAGCTATTGGATGCCAGAAAAGCCGAGAAGAAATTTCTTCCAGCGCAGTTAAAGGTTCTACAAGACAGGGAATATGCGAAGCAAGCAAAGAGTTCATTAACCGAAAAAGCCAGAGAAGAATTTGGTTGGATTGGTAAAGAGGGCGATGACCTCAATGAAAAATATCAAGCTATGCTTACTGACCCAAGGTTGGAAGGTCTTGAAGAATTTTCGCCAGAATTAGCAGCACAATTACCATACTTGTTGGCGCACTCGGCTAACAGCCTTTATGGACGTAGAGTCATCCAAAGTGATGCCGCTACTCCTACTAAGAAGGGTGTTCAGTTAGACCCGCCATCGTCTATGCCTGGTAGTGCTAAGTCAGAGAAACAAATCGGTAGTGCGTTGAAAAATTTACAAAATACGCAAAAAGCATTTCGCGAAACTGGTTCAAAGGATGACTTCATCAAAATGAGAACTATGAGGTTCTCACAATAAACCACAATAACAATATAATTATTTTTTAAATCATGTCATTTTCAAATACATTTGACCCAGTCCCGTCAAACGGACTTAAAAGCGGAACAAGTGTTTCTAATAGAGAAGATTTGTTAGATGTTCTAACAATCCTTGCTCCCGAAGAAACTCCTGTTCTTTCATCTGCCTCAAAATCAAAAGCAAACAGTACTTTTGTTGAGTGGACAGTTGACAAGTTGGAAGCCCCTCAAACTGCAGGTATTGCAGAAGGTGCAGACGTAAATCAGTTCACAGACAAGTTCGCTTCTCGCGCTCGTTTAGGTAACTTCGTACAGAAGTTCCGTCGTGACTACTTAGTATCCGATCTACAGGAAGCTGTAGACTCAGTTGGCCCAGCGAAAGTTGCTCAAGCAGAAGCTAAAGCAATTCGTGAGCTTAAACGTGACATTGAAGCAACTCTTTGCTCTAATAATCAGCGTTCAGCTGAAAACGGTGCTGGTACTCCTTACAAAATGCGTGGATTATCAAGATGGATCAGTACATCTCCTGGTGACGATGTTCCTTCAGATTACCAAACAGACTCAGCTGCTATTGCTGAATCTGGTGACGGTACATTAACTGAAACTGATTTCAATGAAATCGTAACAGAAATCTTCAAGAAAACTGGTAGCGTAAACAATCTTACATTGTTTGCTGACACAGGTCTTCGTCGTCACATTTCTGACTTCGCTCGTCTTGCAGTTGACACAGGTGCTGCAACTACATCTATGCGTCAAATAAACATGGCTAATGGTGAAGCATCAATCAAACTTGGTGTTGATTTATATCAGTCTGATCACGGAATCATTTCTATCGTAAATGGTAACCCAGAGTGTATGAAAGCATCAATTACTGGAGCTGAATCTGACGGTGAAGCTGGTTTATTACTTAACCCAGAAATGTATGGTGTTGCTGAGTTAATCCCAATGGGATCTACTCGCCTACCTAACATGGGTGGTGGTGAACGCGGATTCGTTGATTGCGCATTGACAGTGCTTATGAAGCACCCACAAGCGCACGGTAAGATTGACAGCTACGACGCTTAATTATAATCATTAACAAAGGAATATAAAAAATTATGTCTAGATTAACAATTAATGAAGCGGCTGGTTCTGGTTACACAGACGAGATCGTTCTTACCCCAAATGACTTCACAACTAACGCTGGTAACACAACTACATTAGTTAATATACCAGTTAAAGCTGGGGATGTCATTGACGGAGTAGCTTTAATCATTACAGCTGCATACAGTGTAAGTTCTAACGTTAGCGTAGGATATGACGGAGATGTCAATCCAGCTGCTGGAACTGCTGTGAATGAAGGATTCATTGCTAACTCAAATGCAAACACCACACAAACTAAAGTGAATACTGGTTCTGCACTTGATGATGGCGGAGATGCGAGCAATGTTCGTATCGTTGCTGCTGCTGATGGCAATGTTTTCGTCAAATCTGCATCTGCATTAGATGGAAGCACAAGCGGATCTATGCGCGTTTTACTATCTATAAAACGTACCAACGCTTAAACATTTCGGGATGGGGGCTTCGGCCCCCGCCCCTTTTTTTTATGTCAGAAATAACAACAGAATTACCTCGGTATTCAGACGGAGAAATTGATGCTGCTTTCATGAAGGAGATCATCAATGGTTTTGAAATTGAGAAAAGAGAAGAACATTTGCGGGTTGATCAAGTCCGCAAGGAGGCTCACGAACTTCGCGGTAAAACGCACCCAGTATTGGGAAAACCTGTGGCAACAATGCCAGCTCGTGAGTTTTTCAGATTAACACAGAAGTACGGTCATGAGGCTGTGCATTCTAAAGAATTTTTACAGT